GTGAATTGCCGTGTCGCGGCTGTCCTTGAACCGGGAAAGGTTCGGACGGTGACTGCGGGCGAGGCTCGGCCATACTGGCTCAGCCGATCGTTCCAGAAGGACATTCACTCGTATATTCGTCAAATTCCGCAATTCTCGCTCTGCGGCCAGCCACTTGAGCGCTGGCACCTCACATACCTTGATCGCCTCTCCGGCGAATATGGGCTTTTTCAAGGTCGTACATTTGATGGTGAGCGAACGGTCTGGGTCTCCGGTGACTATTCTGGAGCCACCGATGAAATCGATATCCGCCTGACTCGGGCGTGTCATCGGTTGATGATGGACCGTTTTCGACATGTGCATCGCGATTGTTCTAGCGATCTTGTCGACCAGTACGTAGCTGTCTTGGACTCGTGTATCGAACCACACGTTGTCAGCTATCCGAAGAACTTCGTTGACGATGAACCTACCGCTGGTGCTCCGGACCTGAGCGCCTGTCGGCAGCAGAATGGGCAGTTGATGGGCTCAACCTTGTCCTTCCCGATTCTCTGTATCGTCAACTTTTGTGTTGCTTGGCTCGCTCTCTTCCCGCATGTTTGGGACGTTACGAAGATTCCGATCCTCGTGAACGGCGACGACATTCTGTTTCGTTGTCGTGAGAGCCAATACGCGACCTGGTGCGATCATATCAAAAATGCCGGCTTTCGAAAGTCCGTGGGAAAGAACTTTGCCCATGTTGACAAGATTTTTATCAATTCCCAGCCTTGGCATGCTCGTAAACGCTCTGATTTCGAGCAGTCGCACATGTGTGAATTCGATTACTACAACTTTTTCAACGTTGGTATGTTGTACGGTCAATCGAAAGTCGCGAAGAAGCCCTCCGTCGAGGGCGAGTCCGGTGGCACCTACCAGCCAGCTTACTCTCTTCAGCCTGAAGCCGTTTCTGGCGCTGGCGATCGAGAGCGTGCGGTGCGTCGCTTTCACAGTATTCATCGTGAACATTTGCGACACGTCACTGCTGACGGTTTCTTCTCATATCACGCTCCTCGTGAGTTCTATGGACTCGGCATGGTCCCTAGTGAGAAGGCTCGGTTTACAAAGACCCAGAGAGTGATTGCGAATCTACTCGTTCGATCTGGTCTTGAGCTTTCCAAGCAGGGTAAGCTCTACATCGGTGATGGCCACGTTTCTCGGCCTGTCCATGATCTTTCTCGGATCCAGGGACACCGTATGTTGTACCGAGGGTGCGTCGTCCCTCCAGAGTGTATCAGACCCAATGTTTCGGGTTACACCGTTTTGCATAAGCTGGAGCGACGCGAGCTTGGTCTCACGCAAGATGTCGTTACTGACGAAAGTGACGGTGCAGCGATGTGCACGTCCTACGACCTTGCGCGGCGCCTCAAGAGACAGCTGAAAAGGACAGACGAAAAATTTCTGGTCCCATACCCTGAGCGGATGATTTTCCGCGGGTTTTGTCAGCGTCCTCT